TGGCGGTGCCGCCGGAGACAGTTAGCGTCGTAGCCAGAAGATTGGTGATCGTGGCAGAGCCAGCCCGCAATACCGTTGCCGAAACGTCCGCGCAAGTCAGGCTTGACGGGTTCGTGCCAAGCTCAATTACGGCACTCGCGGAGGTCATGGAGTAAACGCGCTTATCAGCGGTATTGACCGCGACTTCAACGCCCCCTGCCAGATTGGTCAGGTTAGCCGTGCCGGGAACTGAACCCGGAGTGTCGCTTTTCTTCAGAAGAATCGTGGGCATTAGTAGGTGCCTCCGCTTAAATTGCCTGTGGCGTTAGCCAAGTTCAGATAATAACTGCCGTGCTGTCCATCCAGCAAATCGGCGTTTAGATTGGTCACCAGAGTCGTAGAACTGATCACCAGACTGCCCAAAGACAGATTGGTAATGCTTGCGCTGGTGCCCGCCAAAGTCGTGACCGTACCGCTGGTCGAGGTCAAATTTGTCAGCGTAGCCGAGCCACTGCTTAGGGTCGTAATCCCCGCGCTCGTGCTGGTCAAAGTCGTAATCGTGGCCGAAGTAAAAGTCGCATTAGCCAACGACAAACTGCTGACCGTGAGACTAGAAACCGATAGGTTCGTAATCCCCGCCGAAGTTGCAGTAAGTGTGGTAACCGTGCCACTGGTCGCCGTCAAGTTCGTAGCCGTCAACGACCCGCTCGTCAGCGTCGTAATGTCCGCGCTGCTATACCGCAACGAAGTACCGGACGCAGTGGTAATACCCGCCGAGGTGCTGGTAAGCGTTGTGATCGTGGCACTCGTAAACGTGGCATTGGCCAAAGACAAACTACTGACCGTCAGACTGCTTACGGACAAGTTGGTAATGCCAGCCGAAGTCGAAGTCAGCGTAGTTACCGTACCGCTCGTCGCCGTCAGATTCGTAGCCGTCAAAGACCCGCTGGAGAGCGTCGTAATCCCAGCCGAAGTGCTCGTGAGCGTCGTAATGGTCGCGCTCGTAAACGTAGCATTGGCCAGCGACAGGCTAGAAACCGTCAGGCTGCTGACAGCCAAATTCGTAATGTCCGCGCTGGTGCTCTTGAGCGTCGATACCGTCCCGCTCGTAGCCGTCAAATTAGTCAGCGTGGCCGAATTGCTCGTCAGGGTCGTAACATGAGCACTCGTACCCGTCAGCGTCGTAATAGCCGCACTCGCAGCCGTCAGCGTCGTCACACTGATCGATCCAGCCCCCAAGTGCGAAATCGATGCACTGGTAGCGGTCAACCTAGTGGCGGTCAAATCCGTCACCGTCGAAGACGTAAACGTAAAGTTGCTGATCGTTGCGCTGGTGGCCGTAAAGTTCGTAACCGTCCAGCTCGTGCCCGTGAGCGTGGTAATCGCCCCCACCGTGGCCGATAGTGTCCCAGACACCCCAACATTCGCGTATCCGAGATTGGTGCCGTTCAGACTGGTAATAACACCGCTAGTGCTGCTCAGCGAGGTAACGTGAATACTGCCGTCAGAGATTGATACGCCGTTTGAGTCCTGAGTCGCCATAGACCCAAGGCCCAAGTTGCTACGCGCCCCAGAAGCCGTCCCAGCGCCTGTACCGCCGTTGCTGATGGCCAGCGTGCCAGACATCGTAATGACGCCAGCCGCCGTAACCGGACCCCCGGTAAATACCACCCCAGACACCGTGCTGCTGACATCAATGCTAGTGACCGTGCCCGCACCCGTCAGCGTCTGCCAACTCGGAGCACCCGTCCCGTTCGATGCCAACACCTGCCCCGCAGCGCCAACCGTCGTCAACGCCATCTGCGAGCCCGTGGAATACACCACCGCACCCGCTACCGGAGACAAATTGGCATTCGTGCCACCACGCGACAACGGCAACTGATTGCTGGTCTGAGACCCGTCAGCCAAATTTACCGCTGGGTGTACGTGATCAGCCCTCGCTGGAGTCGTTGCCGTACCCGCCGACGCTGAGCCGAGAGCAGAAGGAACGGTACTCGAATAATCAATCGCGAGCGTGCGGTCTTGACTAAGATTGCCGCCCCCAGACAGCCCGCTGCCCGCAACCACTTGACGCGAATCTGGCACATAACCCGTCACCACCAATGGAGTTGTGCTAAGACTGGTAACTCGACCCTTTGTGTTAACCGTAATGACGGGAATCAAAGTGCCCGTACCATACGAGCCAGCAGAAACACCCGTCGTATCTAACTGATCGTTGCCAATGCCGCCGTTCGCCACCGCAATCGTAATGTCGTGCGACAGCGTGCCACCACCCGTCAGCCCAGTGCCTGCATTAATCGCACGGCTCGGTGGAACCGTCAGATTCTGATTGATCTGACTGAACTGAACCTTATAGGTCGTCCCCGAAATGACAATCGGGAAATAACCAGCCGGGTCCGCTACCGGAGCCTCGGGTAGCTGGCTGATGCGCGACGGAATAAGATTGCTGGGTACGTTGGCCATTACAGCGGTTGCTCCGGCTCAAGGTAATCATCATCCGCTTCGTTCACCAAAAACGTATTGCCGTCCTCACTAATCACGCCATACGGCTGCGAAGACAGCGGAACGTCCGGGCGAACAAAAGGCAGTGTAATTCTTTCGGTTTGACGCGCAGGCAATCTGTACGGATCAAGTTGATCCAAATCATCACGACAAACTCGCAAACCCGGTGCATTCGGATCCGGCATCAAAGCAGAAAGCGGAAACTTGCGACTACATCTGTCGCAAATCGCAATCGCTGCATACGGCTGTCCACGAGTGTCTAAGAAAAGACTCATTAGTTGGTCCTCCCTTGAGCAGCAAGTGTAGCCTTTCGGGCAGCAACTCTTTTTGCAATTTGCTCTGGGCTTTGCTTTCGACCTTTAAATCTTGCAGAAATAATTTGCTTTTCTTTTTCAGAGGCTTTACGACCCCTGTTTTTTTCAGCAATTTTATGTGCCCACAAGTGAACAGGATTGCCCTTTAGTGATGCAGCTCTTTTTGCGTTTGCTTCTGGCGTATATGCAAGCTTTGCATAAGAAAGAAGTTTTTCTTTTGACTCTGGAGAGAGTTTTTTCCCAAGATTTGCTTGACGCATTTTTTCAATAGTTGCCGCATCAAGTTTGCGTCCAGTTGCCGCAATAGCCATCTTTCTCTTAGTCTCTTCAGACTTTGGCTTTCTCATGTACGGCTTTGGAATTCCCTTACGACAAGGAATAAGATCATCTTTTAAACCAACAACAATTCTGTTGTAAGCCCAGCCGTCAGCCGGATTTTTAAACATACGAAATCTAACAAGATGCCAAATAGCATGATCAATCGGATGCAAAAGCACCAAATTGTTAGAGTCATCTCCACCGCCTTTATAGCGAGGGATGATGTGATGGTTGTGAAATCCGTCTAAAAGATTCATCTTGTGTAACAATTAATAGACGGAGCCCAGTAAATCGGAGAATTGTCGCGTTCTTCGTTTTCCGCTTGAGCCAGAGCCTTCTCAGCCTTCATCTCAAGCATCGGAATCAACTGTATGTCTACTTCAGGCGTTTCATCCGCCAGCTTCGACGCCAACAGCGCAACAATCGCATCAAACCAACGCTGCGGAATGTCCAAGTTCTGCGTCATGGTGCCAACGTCTTGAATGTAACGATGCCTCCACAGCACAATCGTTTGCGTCTCAGCCGCAGCATTCGGGATAGGCCATAACCGCATCACAGGCTGGTCGCGCTGCCGGTCAAACCAAAACTGCAACGGACGCCCTTCAAACGACTTGTTTGGCAACGCCGTCCAGTCATCACGGTTCAGTCGCGCAATCGGAATCTCATTCGGCGTGTTGCCAAAATAAACTTCCGAATACGAAAGCGTACCGCTCGTCACGCGAACACGAAAATAATCCGCAGTCTCCGGAACTTCAGTATCTACCCAAGTCCACTCGCCCGCCGTTGCATCGGGGTTGCTGATGTAGTCAGAGAGCGGGACATTCGTCCAAGTCACGCCGTCATTTGACATCTCAACTACAAACGGCTGAGCCGCCGCAGACCAATTGATGCCAACAGTCGTAACCGTAAGCCCCTCTGCATTGTAGTTTTGATACGTCGTGGAAGTCGTCGCCGTAGTACCAGTGGCCTCCAACAACGTGCGCAAGTTGGTGTTCAGCACATCAATCGTGCCCAAAGGCAACGTGACAGCGCCCTGCCCCTCATACAGAGGCATCACCAGTCGCTCAATACACCAGAGTTGAACACCCCGGTTCGCAAGATTAGACAGGATTAGGTAAAGCTGGTCGTTCGCAACATCGATCATCTCAGAGGTGATCTGCTGCGCACCCAAGCGACAACGCCTAAAGGCATGGTCAATGACCTGCCGCGTCGTAAAGTTAGTTGTCGAAACCGTACCAGAAGTTGCCATTAGGGTCCCTCTTGCGCCTTGGTCTACTGCACCGAGCAGACCCCAATGACTGACGGGTCTATTTTAGCACTTACCGCCGCCGTACATCATTTTTCGCGACTTGGGCATACCGCCATGAGCCTTGCGATCCGGCATGTCAATGCTCAGCCCCGGAGCGTACTTTTCAGCCTTACGCATCTTCTCCAAAGCCATCCGGTCCATCCGGTCCTTGCGACCCATCTCACGACCCTTGCGCGGCGTACCGCGAGTCTTCGGGCCCTTGGACGCCATGTACTCCGTGCTGAAAATACCACCCTCAGCCTTCTTCGGGATCTTGGCACCAGACTTGCGAGCCTCAGACAGCGCAATCGCCATCGCCTGCTTGCGATCCTTCACCACCGGACCCTTCTTGGACCCAGAGTGCAGCTTGCCTTCCTTGTACTCGCGCATCACCTTCTTAACCTTGCCGCCTTTCTTAGCCATCATCTCAGGCTTGGAGGACATCATCGATTCCTCAGGGTACGGCACCGGCATAATCGTCATCGTCGGAGCAGGACGCAGGCTACGAGTCGGGCCAGAACGAGCCGCACGCGCAGCACGAGCCGCCGCAGCACGAGCCTCAACCGAATTGGCCTTGCGGAACGCTTCCTCACGAGCCTTCGTCGCCGCCTTCCTAGCCTGCAAATCCGCATAAGAAGTCCGCCCGCCATCAGCGTACTTGGCACGACCCGGAGCGGACTCCATCTTCTTCGCACCCATCGCAGCCGCATTCGGCTTGGCGCGAGCAGGCATGTCACCGTAAGAAGCCTTTGCCTTCATCGGCTCAGCACTCTTGTGAAAACCACGATCAGCCGAGAACTCAAAATCCTTTACATACTTAACGGCCATAAAATTTTCCTCTCAAGGAATACCACTGGCTATTTAGCCACGCTTTAAATGCCAAAACTTTAACTACCAACTTGTCTCGCAAAGAAAGCTGAGTCTTCTTTACCGGCTTCTTTCGCTTTGCCATGTCAGCAGTCCCACTTTCTTAAAGACAACGCCTTGCGGGTCGGACGACCCTTCTCATCTTTCATCGGACCGGGCATCCCGCTCATGCGAGCACAAAACGACCGGCGGCGTGCCGCTGCCTTCGGGGACTTCTTTGCCTGTCCAGCACTAACCGGCGGCTTCAAGTTCATACCCTCACGCTTTGCACTGCGACGACCGGCTTCGTTCAAACCGCCCGCTGGATTTTTACCAGCCTTTCTCTGCCAAGCAGCCGTCTTAAACGCACCACCGCCTTTTGAGAACTCCTGCCAGCCCGACCAGTCGCCTTTGACCTTCATCACTTAATTCTCTGTATGTTAAAAATAACAGAGGGAACCTCAGGGGCTGTTACAGTTGCAGAAGAGTAATCCAAAGTAATATTGGTATTACTTACGGACCAAACCAACTGTATGTAGCTGCTGACGGTTATTGAGTCAAAGATAGTCACTTGACCCAATGTTTTACCGCCGTCCGCCACTTTTGGAACCGAAATAATCGACGCAGAGTTTGAAATATTAGTCCCATTCTTTCTGAACCAGAAAGTCGAGGTGTGGTTGGTGGTGTCTGCGTTTGCAAATTGAAGACTGGCATTTATTAAGTAAATGCCTGTTGCGGCTACCGTTACGTTTGTACTGGAAGCAATTGTAATTCCAGAGTTAAATCCCGCTGCATTATTCATTTGAACAATGTTAGCGACGTTAGCTGATGCAGCCGTTTGATCAATGTGAGATTCAAACTGACCAACAGAAATGTTCGTAATAGTGTTAAACGGAACCGCACCTGCCGTCACCGTAATCGAATCAAACTCGCCAACAGCATTACTTAGCGTCACAGAATTAAACGTGCCGCCCGTAACCGTCAAAGACCCCATAGTCCCTGCGCTAATCGTTACAGACGACAAACTGCCTACTGCGCTAGAAAGCGTGACCGAACTAAGCGTGCCGCCCGTGATGTTGAGCGAATCGCCTACAAACGTCTTGATCTGCGTAGCCGACGCCTTAACAGACGACCCAGATTGCACCGTCTCAAAAAGCTCAGTGCCACCCAGCGCCGTCGCTGCCGTAAGGTCCGTAATCTTGACGTTAGCCATGGCTTACTTCGTTGACTGCTGGACAATCGTAAAGCGCACAGAACCATTGCCCGAATTGATCTTCAGGCGTACCGCACGCATCAACGTTGTCGTAAACTGAGTCTCGCTCGCCGTAGCAGCCGTCAAACTAGCCGCCGGGTGAGGCACCGCAAGCTGCTGAATGCTCGTGTCAAACGGGTCTTCGTTCGTGTACTCAACCGAGTAGTTGACCGTGCCGCTCGTCTTACCAGAAATGGTCGTGACCTGATTGGGCGTGTAGATGTCAAGCGGAATCCAAGCCGTGTAACCCGGCACCGCGTTGCCCACGCTAATCGTCGCACTGGTCGCAGCCGAAGCCGTAATACCAGTCACCGTCGCAAAGGACAGCGAACCCGTTACCGTGCCAGAAGCCGATACTGCCAACGTCTCCGTCTGCGATCCGCCACCCGGTGCCGTGCCAGAAACGACAAAGTTCACCGTGGCCGACTTCTCACTGAACACCGTCAGTTGCGCCGGAACCGTCAATGTAGCCACGCCACCCGATACCAACACGCCATCCAGCGTGATCGCACCAGACGCATTCAGAAGCTGCTCATTAGCAACACTGTCAGCATCCGCAGCAGGCTGTGATCTTGTAAAACTAATAGGACGCATAACTGCTTTCCCTCGTCAAGTCACAACAAGAAAGGGGCCGAAGCCCCTCCCCGTAATTACAGCGTCAGGCTCTTGTAGAGTGCAATGTAGGCCGTGGTTGAACCAACCAGAACCTGCATATACCCAAGCTGCGCAGACACCAAACCCGACACAGCACTACCAGCCTGAACAAGCTTGGTGTTGCCAATCGTCAGCGTGGTGCAAAGCAAGTTCGTCACCGTGGCCGACGAAGAAGTCAGCGTGGTGATGTTGGAAGAACCCGCCGTCAAAACAGAGCCGGAAAAACCATTGGTCGAGTTAACCGGCCCACTAAACGTAGTCGAAGCCATTGAAACACCTCATGCACAAGTCGCCCATTAGTCTGTGCATCGTCCGCTAGGTCGGTCTAATGGGCTGGTTACACCTAGAACTATTTTCTAGTTTAGGCTTTTCTATAACGCCGTCAAGCAAAAAGAAAGGGGGCCGAAGCCCCCTCTCTCCAGTCACTTGGACTGATCCCCGTCAAACGCCAGCCGTTCCAAACACCGTGCGCGGGTCGGTCCAGCCTACCGCGTAACGCTCAGTGCTCTTGAAGCGCGTGCTGTCAGTCTCAAAGTCGCCTTCCATAGACTTCTCAAGACCACGACGCATCATCAGCTTGAGACCTTCCGGCGCGTCCGTCTTGATCCACCAAGCAGTGGTCGAGGTAAGACGCGAGAGGTTGGCCTGACCGCCAGCAAGGAGGCCCATCGACTTCACCGGGTTGATGTCGTTGTCAGCCGTGCCGGTACGGAGGACGCTCTTGAGGAGCACTTCCGCTTGGAACACGTTCGACGGCGACACCACGTGCTTCTCCGGGTTCAGCCGGATGCGCTTGCCGTTGTTGTCAACAGCGTTGCGGATCTGGATGAGGAGTTGCTCCAGCGAGGTCTGGGACAACGCAGCCGGAGTGTTGAGCTGGTTGCTGAACGTACCCTG